GGTCTGCTGTCGCAACAGATGAACTGTGACCAGAACAGATTACACCAAAATGTGTTGAACCTGTGGCTGTAGCTCCTGTTGGACCATTGCCTACTTGTGGTAGATTGCTTGACATGTAGACTTTAAAGCCATGAATGTTATTAAAGATTAAACCATTCTGTAACCCAGAACCGCCAAAGTCAGCGTTAAGAAGTCGAGAGTCCTCGTCCTTCAATAGTTCTGCGAACACAGGGTCAATAATTAACCAACGTCCATTAGTGTCAACATGCTGTTGATCCATCTTACGTGACATACGAGCAATAACACTCATAGGTGAAGCTTTAGCTGTTGTAGTATTCAGCGAATCGCCACCTGCACGTGGAACAACAACAATAGAATTACCACCTGTACCACCATTAAAGTCTGCAGCGTCTACCTGCATACTTGCTAATAGTTCATTAGTTGCAGCAGTTGATACCGCCACAGAACCATTTACAGTTGCGTTAACTGTGTCTGGTGTACCGTGTAATGCTGATTGTTTAAAACCACACATGTAGCCTAATACATCTTGGTCAAACTGGTCTGACAATCTGTAAGCTGCACGGTCACTTGCTAAACTTTGAAAGTTTACATGTGAGTGAGCTTCTTCTATGTCGTCCACTTTGAACGCAAAGTAGTTAGCTTTGTCTATGGTTAAAGAAAACTCTTCATCGTCAAGGTCTTGAGGAACAATAGCTGTACCTCTAGTGTAAGCCTTAACGGTTACTTCTGGTTCTTTGATGATTTTTACGGAGTCGCCCATTTGAGCAATCTCTCCAAAATAGTCACCGTTAGTTACAGCAGAAACAATAGATGATTTGCGAAATGCAAGTTGCACCTGTTTGCTGTATATGATAGGACTGAAATTACCATTTGGTAAATTTGCATATCCTGCAGCACTTGAAAAAGCCATTATAAAATCTCCTTTAGCTTTCTACAGATACAAACTACAATTTACTTTAGTGGCTAATTCTTATAAGGTGCAAATAAAATACGTATGCCTACGTAAATTAATTGGGCTAAAAGATATTAGGTTGTACTTAAATTCATTGATGTTTGTGAATTTGTAAGGTGTAAGTTGTCCAGTTGGGGTTACACCTCACATACAGATATATATATAGTTATATCTATAAAACTTTATTTGTCAACACTTTTTTTAATTTTAATGCAATTCATATTCATACTAAAAGAACGTCTTTCTCCTTTTGTATAAAATGGATACACCGTGTGAAATAACTCAGAAGGAAACAAATAAAAATCTCCTACTTTTGGTCTCACTAAAAATGTTGTAAGGTTATAGCCAGAGTGAGTACCACTAGCAAATTGAATATGACCATTTGAAATCATATGTTTTTTCTTCTCGTTTTCCCACTCTTCTTCTATTCCGTCTGGTAGTTGCAAATATCCCACACAAGAAAGTTTTGCTCCAGTGTGTATGTGCAATGGGTTGTATTCGTTTTCAAACTGTCTTACAAACCAACCCGAAATAATTTGCAAACCATAATCGTGTGTTGTGTTATCTAGTGTTTTTTGATTGAAAGAAGATTTTAACTCAAACATTTCGTGATACTTCAATACAAAGGCACTAAATTTATGTAAACACTTATCTATTATTTCTTTGTTAAATGCAAGTTCTGAATTAACCTTACCTACTAACGAACCAGAAAAATCTTTTAATGTTTTATTCATAGTTTCATTGAGTTCATTAGCAAAGTCTTCACCCATACGCATGTAACCCATGCAAGGACCAAAGGGAGATAAAAACTCTGCATCACCCTGTGGTATAAAAGTTGACATACTCATCGTGCTGATCCTGATATATCATAAATAAACTTGCCACTTCGTATAGCTTCCATAACATTATCAGCTTCTTTTTCATATTGCTGTGCTGTCATATTATTAACTTGTGATTCACGTAAATAAGATTTACTTTCATCTGACTGTGGTGTATTCCTAGCACTCTTAGTATTTACAGATTTAGCTGCGTCATTATTATTATTTGTTTTCTTCTTACCTGTAATGCCCATATCAGCTTTATAAAGGTCTATTGCCCTTGCTGCTGAACGAGCATCGTTATCATTTTCGTATAGAGCGTCCTGTACCCATTTGGGTTGTTCGTCTGCCCATTCGTGAAAACTATCTTCATCTTTTATTTCATTAAAGTCTGGATGAAACTTTAATAAAGATGCTTCTGCTTTTTCACGTGTAACATTTGACTGCATTTCGTCAAGTGTTTTCATTCGTTCTTCTAATGCAGAGGATTGTTCTTTTGCTTTCTTTATAGCAATAGTCTCAACAATCGCAGCTACATCAGGGTATTGACTAGCCCATGCGTCTATGTCTTCTTCCGACTTAGGAAGTTTAATTTCTTTTTGAGTAGCGTCAGTAAGTTGTCTTTTAAGTTCGTTAATTTGGTTTTGAACATCTTTATCTTTTTCTTGCATGTGTCTACGCAAGTCACCATAGCGTTTCTTAAAAGTTTTTTCTTCTCCTGTAACTTCAGGTTCAGCTTCCTGAGAGGGTTCAGTAGACTCTCCTTTATTTTCAGCAATAAGTTTTTCAAGTTCTTTTTCCCCTTGCTCTATTTTTTCTTCATTAGTAGTCTTCTTATTCATAAATGCTTTTTTAGGTACATCTACTTTTTTTACTATTTGTTTTACTTCTTCTACTTGTTCATTCATTTAGTCTTCTCCTGTTTGGGGCAACTGTAGTCCATTCGGGATGGGGAGTTGGTCGCCAATGGGGTGTTGTGTTATGGGTAATCTTTCTTCATTAAACCGCCTTTTTTAAGTCTTAATGAGCCTGTTTTTGATGCTTCTTTTAATCTATCTTTTACTTCTTTGTCTTTTTTATCGACTTCTTTTTGTCTTCTTTTATCAGCAGCAGAATCTCCCGATGATTTAACTGTTACTTTTGATCCACCCTCTGATGCTTTTTTAAATTTATCTTTTCTATCTTTTCTTTCTTTTTGTTCTTTCTTATATCCACCTTTTATTCTATCTACACCTAATCTTTTTGCCATATTAAACTCTTCTCCAATAGCCTTTAATACATCTGGTGATTTTCTAAACTCTTCAGGTATTGCTTTTAATTGATTTATTAAATCTTCTTTCATTAACTTTGGTTTGGTTATTAAATCTTTACCTGCAAGTTTTAAATCCTCTAATAAATTACCTGTTCGTGTAGGGTCATCTAATCTTGCTTGTTGAGCTTCATAGGCATCAGAAAAATCCCCTAACTTTTTGCCTTGTTTTTTTGCTTCTGCCATTGAAGTAAGTCTACCAGTTGAATCTGATCCCTTACCATAAAAAGCATCTCTGTCTCTTCTTTCAGCCGTGTCATCCGTAGGATCAACAGGCATAGGTGGTAATACAGGTTGTATAGGAGTTACCCCACCGCCACCTGCAGGTGTATTACCGCCCATTATTGGACCTGCTTGATAGGGAGTAGAACGAGTTAATCCCTCTATACTTTCCATTGGTCTACCCATATAGTCTTCAAGGATGTTTACAGTAGAACCATCTGCTTTTGTATAGGGTATTCGTCTTGCTCCATATGGATTAGAACCCTGACCTGCACCGTAGCCCATCATTTTTTCAAAGTCTGTTTGTTGTGGTTGTTGTCCTCTATTATACATATCCATCATGGCACTATTGTCAATAGTTCCATCTGGCAGTAACACTGCACCAACACCTTTTGAAACATCCGTATTTTCCTCGCCCATCATTTTTTCAAAGTCTGTTTGTTGTGGTTGTTGTGGTGGTATTTTTATAGCGTCTCGTAAAACAGCACCGCTTTTGACCCACTCTCCATCAACAAGTTCATAATTTACACCAAGTGCTACTGGTTTAGGATTACCGTATTTGTCTACTTGTGGTGGAACAGCCGTACCTTCTTGTGCATATATAACACCGCCCTGTGCCATTCCTTTTTCATCGTCATCATCATCGTCATTACCCATAACAACAATATCCGTAACACCAAAGGGTAGGTCATCGGGTATCTCAGCTTCTTCTGAATTACCCATCTGCCCCATTTTTTCCATCATCTGCAAACCCATCTTGGCTTCTT